AGAATTATTGAAGAATTAGAAGACCAAAAAGAAAGACTTAAAGAAATTGATGCCTTTTTTGATGAACCTTCTAATCTAGAAGCATTTGACAGAACCGACTTAGATAAAATCCTATCCACATTATCACCATCAGGTAATTTTGGTGATTTAACTACAGGATATAAAGGATTTAAATTTGCTATTAAAGAGGAAAACGATCCTAAATTTATCGTTGCTGGGAATAAGCGTAGATATGCTGTAGCTATTAGTAATGATAATGTAGAAGTAATACAATCTTCTAGATCATTTACCTTAGACCCAGACATCCTTATTGAAGAACTTAAATTAATCATAGATCAACAAAATCTCAAACCCTAATATTTATTGTTATGGAAGCTAAACAATTTAAATCGTTAATTAAAGAAGCAGTACGTGAAGCAGTTCGTGAAGAACTTGGCTTAATGCTGTTAGAACAATTAAAGAGTGGTGTAACACCACAAACAACTCAACCACTTACTGAAGGTCGCTCGATGTCATTTGATAGCGGGGATGTACATAATGTTGGTATGAGATCTCAAATGAGTAATAAGATGGCCGAAATGTTTGGAATGCCAGCAGGAGCCAAACCTCAAACACAATTAAAAGTAGACCCAACAAGTGATAATCCATTTGCTGCGTTTATCAATGATACCGCTTCTAACCTTACTCGTTCTGAAATGAATCAAATGCTACAAGGAGGATAATGGCAGTACCTAAAACATATCGTATAGATCCTAGGGATTTGCAAAAAAATATTGCAATCGGTGTTGGTTTGCCCTTTAATAAACCTTCTGCTTTTAAAAGTACATATAGTACTAAAGAACAGGTAAAATATAATTTAATTAACCTTTTATTAACTAATAAAGGCGAACGAATTGAAAACCCTGAATTTGGTTGTGATATAAAAAAATCCATATTTGATTTTATTAATGATGAAAATGTTAATAAAATTGAAAATAATATAAGAATGGGTATATCAATGTTTATTCCTGAAGTAAATTTAGAGGATGTAATTATTACCCCAACACCTGATGAACATATAGTAAACGTAAAAGTTGAATACAGTATGAAGATCTCAGGTGAAGCAGATGAAATACAAATTAACTTTGAATAATGTCCGAAACTAAAAACATATCATATCTAAATAAAAGCTTTAGTGACTTTAAGTCTACATTGATAAAACATGCTAAAACTTATTTCCCTACAGCTTATAATGATTTCTCAGACGCGTCCCCCGGGATGATGTTTATCGAAATGGCATCTTATGTGGGTGATGTATTATCATTCTATTTAGATACTCAATTTCAAGAAAACTTACTTTTATATACAAAAGAAAAAGACAATGCTATATCTTTAGCTTATGCATTAGGTTATAGGCCTAAAATGTCTTATGCTTCTTATGTTGATTTACAAATATCTCAATTAGTTCCAATTGTAACAAACATATTAAACAACACTGAAATTCCAAATGCCAATTATTATATTATAATTCCTGAAAATAGTGTTGTAGAGAGTATTAGTGGTATTAAGTTTTTAACTACAGAATTAGTTGATTTTTCTAAAGAAGAAAATAGAACTATTGCTTTTGACCAACCCGGTTATTATAGAGTAACAAAAACAGTAAAAGCAATATCAGCAGAAATTAAAACAACAACTATTGATTTTGGTGCTACTCCTCAAAAGTTTACTAGTACTACTATATCTGACAATAATATATTAAACATATTACAAGTTACAGATGCTGGTAGTAATATTTGGTATGAAGTTCCTTATTTAGCTCAACAAGGCATTCCTCAAAAAGCTACTAACCCAACATATAATTCTGATTCAATTCCTTATTTATTAAGCTATATTGAAACACCTAGAAGATTTGTAACTAGATTTAAAGAAAATGGTGATTTAGAATTACAATTTGGAGCAGGAACAAACTCATCTTCAGATACTTCTATATTACCTAATCCAAATAACTTAAATTTAGGTACGGATGTTAATGTATATGATCCAAACAACACATTTAATAGAGCCGCCGTAGTAACTACAAGAGAATATGGTTTAGCTCCAACAGGTATTTTAACAATAAAATATCTTATAGGTGGTGGTATAGTATCAAACGTTCCTTCTAATGAAATTGTAAATAGAAAGTTTAACTTAGCTGATATTACATTTAATGGTACTGTAACGTCTCCTCAAAATACAACCATTTTTAATAGCATGATTATTAATAATCCTGAACCTGCTATTGGGGGTAGAGATGAAGATACAGTTGAAGAAATTAGACAAAATACTCTTTACTCTTTCTCTTCACAAAACAGAGTTGTAACTAAAGAAGATTATATTAATAGAGTACTTAGTATGCCTAGCCATTTTGGCGCAGTTGCTAAAGTATATGCTATAAATGATTTTGCTTTATCAGTTAATTCAGGAAACGATAGATTATTAGATAATAATCCTTTATCTATTAGTTTATATACTTTGGGATATAATGCAAATAAAAATTTAACAACTCCTTCTTCTGCACTTAAGAATAATATCAAAAATTATTTATCACAGTACAGAATGGCTACAGATGCTATCAATATTAAAAATGCTTATTTTCTCAATATAGGTATTAACTTTGATATTTCTGTTTTACCAACATTTAATAATAAAGAGGTATTAAGTAATTGTATAAGTGCTTTGAAAGATAAATTTGGTATTGAGTACATGCAAATTAATAAACCATTTGTTATATCTGATATTAATTCAACATTAATACAGGTTAAGGGAGTTCAATCAATAACAAAAGTTGAAGTTGTAAATAAATCAGGTGGTGATTATTCTCCATACAGCTATGATATATTTGGTGCAACTAGAAATAATATACTATATCCATCATTAGACCCCTCTATATTTGAAATTAGATTTCCTAATGTTGATATACAAGGTAGAATTGTAACATTATAAAAATTAAAATATGAATTTAGACAAATTAAAAGGACATATTCCGGATGTGGTAATCACCCAGATTCCAGGAGTAATGGAAAAATTCCAAATTAATACCCCACTACGTTTAGCTCACTTTTTAGCTCAATGTGGTCATGAATCAGGCGGTTTCCGTTTAACAAAAGAAAACTTAAATTACAGTGCTAAAGGTTTAATGGGTATATTTAAAAAATATTTTCCAAATGAAGCACTAGCTAATCAATACGCCCGCAAACCAGAAAAAATTGCTAATAAAGTTTATGGCAATAGAATGGGTAACGGACCTGAAGCTTCTGGTGAAGGTGCTAAATTCTGTGGTCGTGGTTATATCCAATTAACAGGTAAAGATAACTACACAGCATTTGGTAAATCAATTAATGAAGATATTGCAGCTAATCCACAATGGGTTGCTGAGAAGTATGCTTTATTGTCTGCTGCTTGGTTTTTTAGTAAAAACGGTTTACATAAATTAGCGGATGGTGGTGCAACTGATGCAGTTGTTACACAAATTACTAAACGTGTTAACGGTGGTACTATTGGATTGCCGGATAGAATTAAACACTTTAAGGAATATCACGCCTTACTAGCATAATAACACATAATTAAATTAGGAGCTTCCGGTTGCAATATTTATATATAGTAACCGGAAACTTTTTTACATGGCCGTATATAAAATATTCCCTGAAAAGGACGCAACAATTTATTCTTACTACCCCCTAACTAACACAGGGATAGACGAGATTCTAGAAGTTAGTACATACGAAAGTACTTTCCAAGGTACTAGAGAGGCTTCTAGAGCACTGATTAAATTTTCAACTAGCGAAATAGTTAATGCTATTACTGGCAAAGCGTCAGGAAGTTATAAAGCATTTTTAAAATTGTATTTAGCAAACGCTTCTGAAATTCCAACAGAGTATAAAATCGAATGCCACCCAGTTTCGGGGACATGGGATATGGGAACAGGAAGATTAGCTAATTTTCCTGTTACTCAAAATGGTGTTAGTTGGAATTATAAGACATTAACTAATACATGGACAACAGCAGGTGGTGATTGGATTACTGGCTCTGTTGCTACTCAATCATTTACTTATAATGATGAAAAAGACATTGAATTAGACGTTACTACAGCAGTAGCTGCGTTTTTTGCTTATGAAACAAATCCATTTGCTGCTACTAGAATCAAAAATGAAGGTTTTATTTTAAAACACACAAGCAGTATTGAATTTGCAACATCAAGTGCTCCATTTGAATTAAAATATTTCTCATCAGATACTCATACTATTTATCCACCATGTTTGGAGGTTAGATGGGATGATAGTACATTTGTTACTGGTAGTTTAGTTGTAACAACTAATCATCAATCTGTTGTTTCATTAAAAAATAATAAAGCTGAATTTCAGCAAGATTCAATTAATAAATTTAGATTAGGAGTTAGAAACCAACATCCACCAAGAACATTTAATACAAATCAATTATATGTAACCGGGTCTCAATTACTACCTAGTGCATCATATTGGGCTATTAAAGATTTAGATACTGAAGATTGGGTAGTTGATTTTGATACATCATATACAAAAATAAGCGCTGATCCAACTTCAAGTTTCTTTACAGTTTATATGAATGGATTACAACCAGAAAGGTTTTATAAAATACTTATTAAATCTGTAATTGATGGTTCAACTATTATATTTGATGAAGATTATATTTTTAAAGTAATTAGATAATGGAAAGTATAAAGGTTGATAAAACTATTTTAGGAAAGAATAATAGTGTATTAAATACAGACTTTAGTTTCTTTTTAAAAGACACAATAGTACCTGAATTTACACTTGAAGATTTTTTTCAATTATATGAAGAATTATTCTATCAAATTCCTAAAGAAGGTGAAGTTGAATCTCATAGATATATTCTAAATAAAGAAGCAGAATATTTAGGAGTTCAATTAGCGGATGATGTTGATATACAAGCGTTACTTAATGAAATTACTTCTTTAAGACAACAGCTTTTAGAAACAAAAACAATTATTACAGACTACACAAAGAATAAGAAATAATGGCTGAAATAAAGATTATAGGAAATATTAGCAATACAAGTCAATCAAATAGATTTGATGAAAAAGATATTGCTTTGTTGGGTCAAAACAAGATTATAAATAATTTTGGAACACCTGATGACTATGTAGAATATCACATACATGATATTTTAGGCAATCCTTTAAGACAAGCTTATTCTTATTTATCTTATAAATCACCCTCAAACGTTGCTTTAAATATAGATGGAACTTATTCTTTTTTAGAAGTAGACCCTATTGAAGATTTAAAGAAAGAATATAGTAATGGTGAGTTTCAAACAACATATAACTTTTTTAGAAATAAATTAGGTTTACCTGTTGCTCCTCTTTTTATCAAAGAAATTTCTGATGACAGAACTGAACTTAAAGTAGGTTCTACTTTTTTAAATAATGATTTATTAGGACCAAGAGCATTAGCTTTAGTAAATGAAATTAATACTACTCCCTATTTAAAATCTTATTTAGCAAATTTTGGAAGGAATAATACACCTGTTATAATTAATGTTGCTTTAGATACAACAGAAGATGACTACTACGTATTAATTAAATTATATAGCCCACTATCAGAAGATATATCTGTAAAAGATACTTTTTGGATTGTGGATGAAATTATTGATAGTTATACTTTTGATATTAATTTAGATAAATTATTAATATTAGATGAAGCTCCCAATATAAAGGGACCTAATTTTAGTGTTAAAGTTGATTTTAATAATGTAAGTACTCCTTATCATAATCACAATTCATTAATCAATCAATTAACAGGTTCTAATTTTAATTTCATTACTCGCTATTTAAGTGGATCTGTTGACATTAATGTAGACTATACTGATTTTAATGATTTTGTTAGATTTAGTTCAGCTGAATCTAGAATTGCTAATTTTAAAGATAAAGTTACTCTAATACAAAAATATGAGGCTACTTCGTCTATTATAGCATCTAGTACATTATCCACCAAAGCAACAGAATTAGCTTATTATTCATCAAGCATTACCTCTCTTGTTACTGGGTTTGATGAATATGAAAAATATATGTATTTTGAGTCAGGATCATATGCTTACCCAAAAACAACAAGTACTAAACCATTTATATTACAACCAGTAACATCATCAATTGTTACTAACTGGTATAATGGTAGAATAATAGCTGCTCAAGATTTTGATTTAGATAACCAAGATCAATTATTACAATTGATACCTAGTTACGTTCTTGAAGATTCAGTTAATACCCCATACTTAACATTTGTTAATATGATGGGTCAATATTTTGATAATATATGGATTTACTTAAATTCAGTTACCGATTTATATAAGAATAGAAACAACCTTGAAGAAGGTGTTTCAAAAGATATTGTATTCCATGCCTTACAATCATTAGGTGTTCATTTATACAATAGTAAAGCTGATGTAGATTTAGATTTAGCATTATTAGGTGCTAATAGTGGTAGTATAGGAGATTTAAATAATATTCCTAAAAAAGATTTAGTTGCCGAAGTATATAAAAGAATATACCACAACATACCATTATTATTCAAATCAAAAGGTAGTAATAAAGGTTTAGATCATTTAATTAATGTATTTGGTATTACAGGAAGTATTTTACCAATTAAAGAATTTGGTGGTAATACTAAACGCAATACATTAACCGACAGTAATGGTGATAAAATTCGTGTTATTTCTACTCAAATTACAGGAAGTGTATTATCTCCTTATATTAGATTAGAAAAAGAAGATACAGATATTACATCAGCCAGATCAGTAGATTATCATAAAGTTGATATATCATTTTCACCTCAAAATAAAATAGATAACGTATTATCATCATCGATAGCAAGTGCTGTTACTAATTTTGAAATTGATAGCTATATTGGTGATCCACGTTTTGAAGCAAGTGGTAGTTATCCAACATTAGAAACCTTAAGAAAAACACATATTAATTCCAACTTTAATGTTGAATTTGATTATGCTGGGTTTATTGAGTTAATAAAGTTCTTTGATAATTCGTTGTTTAAAATGTTAAAGGATTATGTACCTGGTAGATCTACTCTATTGACAGGTGTTACTATACGCCCTCAACATTTGGAAAGAATTAAAATGAAAAGAATTCAACCTGGTGTTGTTAGACAAATAGTACATGAAGCTAATTATCAAGGGCCTACAATTGCTGAGGACAACGATTATTTATATAGTTTATTGCCAAACGATAGACGAGCATTTTACAACGGGGAATTGAGTGGAAGTTGGCCGGATATTAATGAGGATTTTAAGCGCACAAACCCAAACCCATTTTTAGTTACAACCACATCTAGCTCATATCAATTTGAACATACCGACTTTAATGTTATGATAAATAACACTAGTGGAAGCAGACCATCAGTTAAAGTTCAAAAATTAATTCCAATATATGTCTATAATTCAAGTGGAAGTTTAATACAAAGTGGATCTAAACAAATACAAACCGATGTTCAAGATAGCAATGAATCTTTAAAATCATTTGAATTATCAAGATATGGTGGTGTTAAAGTAACTAGTTTAGAATACAATAACTACTCTTCAGCTTCGGCATCTTATGAAGGTGATAAATCGTATGGTAAAACAGCGGCTATTGATCATCAAGTAAGAAAGATAGGTTTATTTTCTGAAGTTGTAAAAAATAAATTTTTACCAAATAGAAATGATGTTATTACAAAATATCTTGTAGATGAGGAAGGAAATTTAACTGAACTTAACCAACGTAATAAAAATTGGGAAGAAGTACAAAGAACATTTATTACTGATGATGATTTAAATATATCATTATTTGATAATCAAAAGTATAGTAATCAAAAGAGTTTAGATGGAACTAAACATATTTTTGAAAGTGGATATTCATATACACCTTTATTATATTTTTCAGGAAGCGCTAGTACTTTATACTTTGAATCAACTATAGGAAATACAGCTCATGAATTAGTTGCATCCCATCCTGCTGGATTAATAACTAGTTCTGTTGGAACAACTCCAACCTATCCTTTATTTACGAGTGGGTCAAGTGATAGAGTAGTTTATAATGTTTTTACAAATATAACTACAGATATTAATTCCTCTGCTTATTATAATATTGGAAGTACAGGGTCTCAAACCCACCCTTCATACTCGGTACCTGAAACAGGTTTATATGATATTGCAGCTAATGTTTCATTAGAAATAAGTATGTCTAATGGTGGCTCAGTGACTTGGGCTTTAGAAGTTGTTAGTGGTTCTACAGTATTAGCTTCTAGTCAACAATCAGTTACAATAGTAGATCAAGTAACAGGATCTATATTCAACGGTCAAGCATATACTAATGATTTTAGTTATACTGGAGGGGATCCAAATTTTAGAGAATCTATAACTCTTAATGGTATTCCTTATGTTTTAGAAGCAGATATTACTGTTGGAGGAACTGTTGTATTTCCTAGAGGAACTACAGTTTACGGATATGATATTTATAGTTCAATATCCTTTCCAACCACTAACTGTAATGATTGTAGTAGTTGTGGTAGTTGTAGTGTTAGTTTTTCTAATTATAAGGCTATATGGGGAACAAGTTCAACTATAACTTTTTTTATTAGTGGTGGTTCATGTAATGCAACTTCTGGTGGTGGATATGGAAGTGTTATTAACTGTGGTTATTATAGCTATGGTCAAGCAAATCTTTATAGCCAATTCTATGAAATCCCAGGAATATATAATGTTGCTGAAACTGCTGTTATTAGTTTAAATATAAATACACCACAAAGTTTAACAGGACCAACTGACAAATTTCAAATTCGCTTAAGACAAAGTGGATTAACTATCAATGCTGGTGGTAATTATATAACTAGATTTAATACTAGTGGAAATTTAAGAATAGCGTCAGTTTCTAATCAAATTAACAATCTTCCAACTGCTATAGCTGGTGGTTCTGGATTTATTGAATCTACTACTTTCACTTCAGGTAGTACAACAAGCAGCATAACACTAAATCAACAATTATCTAGTTTTGCTGGGTATAACTTTATACCAAACCCTCCTACAGGATCCGCAGCAACTATTAATGTATTATATCCTACTTATGGAGATGTAGATTATACATTTAATCCGGGATATTATGATTTAATTGTCCATCACAATACTAGTGGATCAGTAGCTGAATACAGGGTAGTTAATACTACAGTTGTTGGTGGTAAATTAGTATTAGACATATATCCTTCTTTTGACAATGGTGATAAAGCAACAGCATTTAGAGGATCTATGAGTAAAATATTATTCTTAAAAAGATTAAAAGACGAAACAAACACAATTATAAATTTCATTAAACGTGATGGTAAAACATCATATGGCTTCTCAATTCCCGAAAACATCCACCCAGATGTATTTAAAAACATTGACACAATTACCCGTGAAGTAAAATCAAAGATGCTTGAAGGTGGTGGGTTAGATGGAGGCACAATATAATAAAATTTAAACTTTGTATATTTATATACAGTAATTAAATACACTATGGCAATATTAAATCCTTCTTATGTAACTGTTGATGCGGTTTTAACCAAAAAGGGCCGCGAATTGTTGGCTCGCAACGACGGTTCATTCCAAATAACTCAGTTCTCATTAGCAGATGATGAGGTTGATTATACTTTATACAACCCGACACACCCATCTGGATCAGCATATTATGGTGAAGCTATTGAAGCTATGCCTGTTATTGAAGCGTTCCCAGACGAGGCGCAAATCATGCGTTATAAATTAGTAACTTTACCAAGAGGTACAAGCAAAATGCCTGTTATTTCTTTAGGTTACTCTTCAATTATCTTAAAACAAGGCCAATCATTAAGTATTACTCCACAAACATTAAACTACTTAGGTGCTAATAGTACTTATGAAACTAATGGTTATGTAATGAGTGTAGCTGATGTTAGATTAATATCTACCTTTACAGGTGCTGGTATCACTGGTGCTACTGTAGGTAATAGCAGTTTAAATACTACAAGCGGTACTAAATTATCTAAAGCAGAAATTGGTACTTCATTCACACTAACTGGAACTACAATTAACACATTATTTGGTACTACAGCTACTTCATTAACTACTACAATTACTGTAACAGGTAGAGATAGTGGTTCAAGAATTACTGTTCCTTTAATAATCCAAAAAGTTAACTAACATATGTCATTTAATAGATATAACACAGAAGATTCAGTAATAAGTTCAGAAACAGTTGTTAGAGGATTATTTCCTTCTGATAACGTGAATTTAACATCGGTAGCAACTTCATCAACACAAGCATCAGCATCACAATTTTATTTAGATGTTTACAATGCAGGTGAAGTAGTATTCTCTATTGAGTATGCTCATATTTCAGGTTCAGGATCAGCTTACTTTAATTCAAATGTAACTAGTTCATCACCTACAAAAGTAGTATATGGTCAATATAGAAATTTAATTTACGGAAGTGAAACAGCAACTTTCCAAATTGGAGGTTCTACTGTAAACTCATTTTATGTTATTAACGTAGCAAGATCTCGTTATAAAGAAAGTTTACATCCAGGTTCTTTAACTTTATCTTTAACAAGTGGAAGTTCTACAATTTCTTTAACAGATAATAGTAATGTTTTAACTACTAGCCAATTTATTGATAGTAATAGATATTTTAATATTGTAAGCGGTTCAGCAGGTACACCAGCCAATACAACCGTGTATGGTCATATGTTCCCTGATTTAGGATTAATAGTTCTAAATCCAGGTGCAATTACAGGATTTTTGGTAGCTCCGGCAACATCAACTAATAGTTATGACAACAATAACGCTAAATTATATAATTCTATAAATGCAGCAATAGGTGGAAGTAAGTTTTTTAGATTACAATCATCTGAAACTATTTCATCCCGTTTCTTCTTTACAAGAATTAAAAACAGTGAATATAATTATACTTCGAATCCATCAATTATTGATAATACAGGTAATATCTTGTACACTACATTAATTGATAATCCACAAACTTATATCACAACTGTAGGGTTATACAATGATAATAACGAATTATTAGCTGTTGCTAAATTAAGCAAACCATTAGTAAAAGACTTTACTAAGGAAGCCTTAATTCGTATCAAGTTAGACTACTAATATAAAGAAATGTTATTAAATGGCATCATTCAAAAAACTGAGTACATCAGACGTATTTGTTGTTCCTTATACAGCAAATAAAAATTGGAACCTTGATTTCGCTTGTGTTCCTCAGGATGGTGCGTATTTTACTATATTCAAAGGAAAAAATTTAACGGGTAGTATTGATTTAATTAATGGACCAATAACAGAGACTCAATATGAGTCTTTAGTTTATCGTCAAGTAAATCATCTATATTACCAATACCATTCTTCAAGTATTCTTGATTCTCATTCATTATTAGATTCTATGTATTATGAATCTTATATGACAGAATCAAGTACTATTTCAACTAGTTCTTATTTTGATTTTAATGAGAATCCTGAATTTATAAATAATTTTCCAACTGCATCTAATGATATTATTAGAGTAATGTCGTTCAACCAAAACATTTATGGTGAACAAATCAAACCTGATAATTTTATTTTAACTGCAAGTGGTAGTTATCAATTAGCAGATGATGGATTTGGAAACGTATACGATATATCATTTACAGGTTATTATGTAGAACCAGGTTACTATGCTCCTCCAGGATATATAGCTGAATTACAGAATAAAGTTCATGTAGGAAATATATTTTATTCTCAAGGTGTAGTTGTTATTACTAATCCTAATTATAAATGTTTTCTACCTACTCCTCCAAACGCTATAAACGATTACTTTAGTGTATTAAACGTACAGCGTGTTAAAAAATTAGATGTTCTAGCTAATGACTATATTGATAGTTGTAATTCTACAGCTATCGTTACTGGTTCAATAGTAACATATCCTTATACAGGATATAGTTTTCCTAATATTACCTTAATTACAGGTTCTCTTTTTATAAATGAATGTGAAACTTTAGGTATAACACCAGGAAATTACAAATTATATTATACAGTTAATGATAATACTTGTTTAACAAGTAATACAGCTAGTATTAATTTAGAATTATATAAGTTACCTCTTGCAATGTCTCAGTCCAACCAATCAGTTGTTTGTGCTGGAGGTGTTTCACCTGTAACTTTTTCAATAAATTATGGTATTCCTCCTTACCAATATTCAATTGGAGGTAGTACATATAGTAATTTAGCTAACTGTGAGTGGTATCAACCAACAGCATCAACAACAGCCCCTATTGGTAATAGTACTTTATATATTAAAGATAGTGAAGGAACAATTGTTTCTTCTTCATTTACTGTAACAGCAGATATAATTACTGTAACTACAAATCCTATTAACGTAACTTGTTATGGTAGTGGGAATGGAAAAATTGCAGTTACTGGTTCTTCAACTTATGGAGCTCCTTATTCTGCATCTATCAATGGTGGCAGTACATGGTCAGGATTTGCTTCAAACACTTTATTCTCAAGCTTAACACCAGCTACTTATACAGTAACTGTAAAAGATAACTTATGTAGTACTTCATCTTTAGTTACTATTACTCAACCATCTCCATTCACAGTAACAATTAATTCAACTGTAGCTGATTGTCCTGAACCAGGTCAAGAAGTTGGTGCTATTAATATTACCGTAGCTGGAGGTACTTCTCCATTCACATATTCTTGGGTTACTGGATCTACAGTAGTAAGAACAGTAGAAGATCCAACAGGTTTACCTGCTGGAACTTATAATGTTACTGTAACCGATACTAATGGTTGTACTGCTACAGGTAGTGCTACAATTAGTAGTGTAAGTTCAATATCTATAAACTTAACAGCAACTAATTCTTCATGTGGTGCTGGTAATGGACAAGTTTCATCATCCGTAAGTGGCGGTAGTGGAAATGGATTTAGTTATTTATGGAGTACAGGAACTACAGGAAGTTTAATTACTGGTAGTGCCGGGACTTATACTTTAACTGTGACGGATGCAGGTACAGGATGTACATCTTCTGGAAGTGCAACAATTACATCAACCCCAGGTATAACTGCAGTAAGTGCTTCTATTACATATAATCAATGTGATAGTAGTTTAGTTGTAACAGCAACTGGTGGAACTGGTCCTTATACATTTGTGGCTGTAAATGGAGGAACTACTAGATCAGTAGGTCCTACTACTAATCCAGGCACTATTGCTTTAAATAGTGGATTAGCAGGTGGAACTTGGAGTATAACAGTAGCAGATGCTAATGGTTGTACTGCAACAACATCTAAAGCAGTTAGAGCTAGAGAATATAGATACTCAGATCCAGCTTGTCAAGATTTAAATGCTACATTAATTGTAGATGAATCAATGGGTGTCGGTACAAATTTATTTATAAATGAATCCACTGGAAATACTGCTCAAATAATATCTACAGGATTTAAATATATTCAATTACATAGTGGTTCATTATACGCTGCTGTATCTCCAATATATCCAGGTACAAGTAGTGATGTAGGTTGGATTGGTAATTATCCTTATGCATCAAATACAATGTCTATTTGGATGAATGGATCATCAGTATACAATCAAACTACTGTAGAAACAGGAAGTGGGGATTGGTTAACTTATCCATTCACAGGAAGTAATAATGATTACTTGATTAAAGTAAATGCATCAGCTACATCAGCTTGTGATCTTACTATATTATCTACAACAACTACTAATCCAGATAATTTTGCAGGAAATAATGGTACTGCAACAGTAACATTTACAACAACACATGGTCCCTCAACATATACATTAAATGGTGGTTCTTCAACATCTGCTTCATCTCCATTAGTAATTAGTGGATTATCATCAGCAACAGCTTATACAGCCTCAATTACAGATTCAAGTAATTGTACAGTAATAAGTTCATTTATTCTTGGAGAATCAACCTTCGTATTTGATGCTGATTATATGATGTTAACTTATGAGTTTACTGATGGTCAAGATTTAGATACAAGAACTAGAATTGTTCTTCCAGATATTGGTCAAGATACTTTAAATGAAACTATAGGTTACCATCCAGGTGAAAGTTATGTGAGTCAATATCCATCTGCATCTGCCACTCCTATATTAAAAGGGGCTGGAGATAATATAGGGATTGGATTTGAATCAGTATTAGTAGATTTAGCTGCATATAGTGCTGCTTACCCATCAAGTCCTCAAATTCTAATAGATATGAGAGCTCATTGGTTCACAACAGTAGGTGTACAACCAGTTAATATAAAAGCTACATTATGGAAGGGTGGAACACCAACTCAAGTAGGATATACATTCACTAACTCAACAGCAGTAGCAACTTCATTTATAGAAACAACACCAAAAGTAATAACAGCTACAAATGAATCTAATGATAGTGGTGATAGAATTGCTACATTATCTTATAACTTATCAACAAATGCTGGTTCATTTAATACAAACGATATAACAACCCCATCAGTTTAAAAATATTTATAAGTAATGATAAGAAGATCCGGACATAAAATTCATACTAAAGTCACTCAGTATTTTACTGATAATAATAGTACTGTGGGATATTCTCATGTACTAACAACATCAACAGAGAGCTTTTGTGGAACTGCATTTAATTATGAAAATATATATAGTAGCAGCTTAGCTAATGGTAAATGGCATGATTGTTTATATGGTCCTTACACTTTTTGCTCTAGTTCAACTTATAATGGAGCTTGCACTTCTAGTAATTGTGGACAATTCTATATGGACACCTCAGCAATAACAATTGATTCAACAGGAACTGTTGGAGATTATACATCAGGAATTTTATTATATACTGGATCAAGATTATATTTATCTTCTAGCTTAGAATTAGCACCAGACGGATATTATGCCTCTGGGGGATTATATTATAAAATAGGTAATGGTGATTGTTGTGGTTGGAATAATGGAACTTTCATGTCAAGTGGAAGTTGCCCTACAGGATCTGTACCTCAAGGTGCTTATATTGATTGGGTTACTGGTATTAAAGGAGCAGGAGCTGGAGTATTAAAAATAAGAGATAGTGCAGGTACAGTTATATTAGATGAAACTACAGGAACTGGAGTTAAAAATGGTACATTATTTGTAACATCATCTTTGTTACCTTACTCAGTAACAGGATCATGGAGTGCGGGATCTGGTAATATAGTTCGTTATAGAATATGTAATATTGAAAGTGGTGGTGAACTATTTTATAGTGGTGATATTGATTTAAACACAGGTAGTGTTGCATTTTTAGTAAGTCCAACCCCACTTACTACTAAAGTACATTTAACATCAGGTGGTCAAACCCCAACAGTTTGTCCAGTATAAAATTTAATTAATAATGCCACAATATACAGGATCATTTAATATTAATTTCAGAAATGAACATACAGTTTACGAAAATTTTGTAAAATGTACTGTTGAGGAAAGTGAATATAATTTATCTTATAATCCTACTTTGTTATCTGACAGAACTAACGTATCATCGTCATTAACGAGTTTTGCAACTGGTTCTAATTTTAGACCTTATGTCACAACATTGGGTTTATATAATGAACAAAATGAACTTTTAATGGTTGCAAAATTCGGAAAACCAATTCCTATTTCATCAGAAACAGATATGACTTTCTTAGTTAAATATGATACATAATGATTAAGTTATCCGACATATTAAAAGAAATTGCTTTAAGAGAAATTAACCAACTCCTTATTGGTAATTCTATTATTTTTGGTGTTGAGCATCATAGTAAATCAGATGCTAAGCAAGTTGTTGATTATGTTAAGAAGCATTTTTCACCTGATGATAAGGTAGTATTTATGGGAGAAGGTGGGGATGATAATAATAAATATGTAGCAGGTAGTGAGCAAGAAATGATTTATGATGAGTTAAGTTCTTACTTTAAAAACCTAGTTAATGATTCATGGGATGGTTCCGATTTAAATGTAATGAATGATCAATCTTTTTTATACAAAATACAAAAAGAGAAAACAGGTCTTTCTCATAGTAAAATATTAGCAGCTAATTGGGCAAGTATGGTCGGACAGAATATTCTACAAGGTCAATCAATAGCAGACTTTACTCCAGAAGATTATTTAAGTACAGAAGGTATTAAGTTTTTGAAAGTAGCGGCACAAGAAGCAGAATTACCCCTTTCAGATAATTTATACGAACCAACAGCTAAAGACTACGATACCTTGTATAGACTCTCTTTTCCAGCAGATTATGGAGATAAGTATACAAAAGTAGCTAAGGTAGCTGATGCTTTTAATGAAGCTAGAGATGAAAACTTACTATCAAAACTAAAGAAGTATGAAAGTAGAGGTTATAAAGTAATAGCTACTGCAGGAGAAGGACATATTGATTTAATTAAAGCAATGCTTTAAAAATTTAAATAAAATTTAGTTATGGTATATGTTAGCCCCGCTATGAAAGTGGAAGATTTAATAAATAATCCCGATTTTGTTATCGAGGATTTTGTTGGTTATGTTTATATAACTACTCACATTCCTACTAATCGTCAATATGTTGGACGAAAAGCATTTTTCCACAACACAACAAAGAAATTAGGTAAAAAAGAATTAGCAGAAATTCCTGTTACTAAAGGAAGAAGACCAACTAAAAAATTAGTTACTAAGGAAAGTGATTGGAAAACATATTATGGTTCTGCTACTGAAGTTAAGTTATATAAACCAGAGGAAATGATGCGTCACGTATTGCGTTTATGTAGAACTAAAAAGGAACTAACATACTACGAGGCGAAATATCTATTTCAATACAACGTTTTAGAAGATAGTCGTTTTATAAACGATAATATACTAGGAAAATTTTATAGCAAAGACTTGATTTTGTCATAGTAAGGTCGTATATTCCAGGTTATGGAAAATGCTGCTTTATTAGTATTAGTGGAATCAGTGTTAGGGAAGGGACAGGTCACAAGTAAAGGTAACTATGCTTTCAAATGTCCGTTTTGCAGTCACCACAAACAAAAACTAGAAGTAAGTCTACGCACCACAGCTAAAAAGGAAAACTTTTGGCATTGTTGGGTTTGTGACGCTAAAGGTAAATCTATCCGTACACTATTCAAGCAAGCAAAAGCGGCTCCTGATCGATTTAAAGACCTAAGTTTGCTGATTGTGCCTACAGCGTATGAAGAACGCGCTTCTGCTGATATATTAGCATTACCCGCTGAATTTATAGCCTTAAACGATATTTACTTGGATAAAATCGCTCAAATAGAGGCTAAACATGCATTGAAGTTTCTAACACAACGTAACGTAACTAAAGACGATATACTAAAATATAATATAGGGTTTTGTAAAGATGGTCCATATGGTGGGCGTATTATAATTCCTTCATATGACTCTAGAGGTATATTAAATTATTACACAGCCAGAGATTATAAAGATTCAGCTCGTAAGTATAAAAACCCACCTGTAGCATCTAAGGAAGTTATTGGTTTTGAATTATATATTAATTGGGACGCACCACTCATACTATGTGAAGGTATGTTTGATGCTATTACAATTAAAAGAAATTGCATTCCATTGTTAGGTAAAGTTTTACACAACAAATTAATGGAAAGAATAGTAAAATCAAGTGTCGATAGAATTTACATTGCACTGGATAATGATGCTAAAAAAGACGCCCTTAAACATGCCGAGAAATTAATGTCGTATGGTAAGGAAGTTTACATGGTAGAATTAGAAGGTAAAGATGCGAATGAAATTGGATTTGAATCATTTTTAACAACTCTTGAACACACTGAACCTTTAACATTTCAGAGTTTACTTGAGAAAAAATTACAAAACATATGATAGACAAAAACGTCAATATCATTAAAGATCCAAAAATTAAGAGAATCGTTGATTACAACGAGGGAGACAAACAAATTAACATACTAGATCAAAGATTCTACAGAAGGGGGGAAGAATATTATCCATCAGTAACATCAGTATTGAATTATTTTCCTAAAAATCAATTTTTCCATTCATGGTTAAAAGATGTAGGACACAACAGTGAAATTATAGCTAATAAAGCAGCAGGAGAAGGTACACAAACTCACAATGCTATTGAAAGATTCATCAATGGAGAAGAAATTGGATGGATTGATGAGTTTGGTAATGCTAAATATTCTCTTGAAGTATGGAAAATGATACTTAAATTTGCAGATTTTTGGAACACATATAAGCCAGAATTAGTAGCAGCCGAATACCATGTATTCTCAGATGTATCAAAATATGCAGGTACAGTGGATTTAGTTGTTAGAATAAATAAGAAGTTATGGTTAATTGATACTAAAACATCAAATTCACTTCACACAGCTCATAATCTACAGTTAGCAGCATATGCAATGGCATGGAATGAAACACATACAGAACCTATTGAAGAAACAGGTATATTGTGGTTAAAAGCATCTACTCGTGGTGAAGGTAAAGGAGAAAATATTCAAGGTAAGGGATGGCAATTAAAACAAATTGGTGATGTGCTTACTAATTTTAGAATGTTCCAAAATATATACGAAATATTTAAATTGGAAAATCCAAACTATAGGCCTATGACGGAATCATTACCAACAACTATTAAGATAGCCGAATAATATTTATCCCTGTGGATAATAATCAATTTACAATAGTTATTCCTTGTAAAAATGAAGGTATAAACATATATGATTGTTTAGGCTTTATTTGTAAACAAAAAGGAATAGGAAATACTAAAGTTATCATTGCTGATATAAGCGATGATGAAGAGTCATTAAATTGGTTGTTCAGGGCTCAAACAGATTATAAGTATTCTATTAATATAGAAGTTATTAAAGGGGGATATCCATCTAAAGCGCGCCTTGAAGGTTCGAAATTAGTTGATACCCCCTATATATTGTTTTTAGATGCCGATATAATGTTACTTGATAAAAGTGTTTTAAATATTATATCTGGTTTTAAAGGAGATTTATTAACAGTACCTTTCCAAACAGAAAAAGGTTGGAATTGGGTATTTCGTTTATTTGATTGGTTTCAAATATTGAGTATAAAATTAGGTACACCATTCGCAGTGGGTGGTTTTCAATATTGGAATACACAAACATATTGGGATCTAGGTGGTTATAAAGAAGATGAATTGTTTGCTGAGGATTATTCTTTATCATCTAAAGTAAAACCTAAGAAATTTTGGATCCACGGATCAACAGGAGTATTTACATCAGCAAGACGTTTTAAGAAAAAGGGAATTAGTTACATGTTTTGGATTATGATTAAAAGTTATCTAAACAGAAATAATCCAGAATTCTTTAAACACCATCACAACTATTGGAAATGATATATCAAGCTATTGTAGTATCTGATTTGCATTTAGGTACTAAAGACTCTAAAGCAGAGGAATTTATTGAATTTTTAGATAAACATCCTACTAATCTTTTAATATTAAATGGGGATATTGTGGATGGTTGGGCATTAAATAGAGGAACAAAATGGAAGAAACAACATACAAAGGTTATTTCTAAACTATTACAGTTATCGAATACAACACAAATAATTTGGATAAGAGGAAATCATGATGAATTTATACAAGACTTTATCGGTACGCACTTGGGCCGAATTGAAATTAAAGAAGATTACAAATTACATATCAATAACACTATGGAGAATTATTATATTTTTCACGGAGATGTTGTGGATGTTTTTATAACCAAATATAAATGGTTATCTAAAATTGGAGCTATAGGATATGATTTTGCACTAACACTTAACCGTTGGTACAACCATTATCGCAAATTAAGAAATTTACCATACCAATCCATATCTCAGAAAATTAAAAGTGGTGTTAAGGCGGCAACTAACTATATAAATGATTTTGAAACAACGGCCTTAAGTATGGCTACTAAAAAAGGATGTGATGGGGTTATGTGTGGTCATATTCATCAACCTGAAGATAGAATGATTAATGGTAAACGTTATATTAATAGTGGTGATTGGGTTGAAAATATGAGTGCCATATTGGTCGATGATAAGGGTATTATAACTTTACATAAATAGTCAATAAACTAATATTTATAGGTGGCTTGGACTATCCAAGTCGCCTATTTACATTTACGTATATGATTAAATTAATCGACATAGCTAAACTAATTGTTGAAGGTGGTAACGTATTCGACGCTACATCACCAATCGACAAGGCTAATATCGAACCTACAATAGAAAAATTTGTAGATGAAATGTCTCGTATTTTTCCTAAAAAGAAGGATACATTTAAAGCATTTGAAAGATTAGGATCAGTTGGTAAGAAAAATGTATCGGGTGATATTGATTTATCATACGATGAACATAACTTATATAATAAAAACTTACCTGATTTTAAAGGTTGGGGAGTAGATGAGGGAAAATATAATGAATTATTTCAATTATTTACCCAAAGAGCTAGAACAGCAACTCCGGAACAAACATCATTGCGTGCAATGGTAGAATTGATATCAAATAAATTAGATGAAAATTCTAGTGAAATAGAAGTTGATACTAAATCATCAGGTAAAGGTACAATATTTTGTAGCATACCTCAATATAACCCTCAAGGGCAAAAATTAAATAAAAATGTTCAAGCGGACATTAATATTGGAAGCCCAGATTGGTTAAGATTTAGTTATCATTCAAACATGTATCAAGATAATGTTAAGGGATTGCATCGTACCCAATTAATATTGACTTTATTTTCATTTAAAGGTAGAATATTCAATCACGCTATTGGAGTTATTAATAAAGAAACTAGAGAAAATGAAGCAAAAAATCCTGAAGAGGCTGCTGCTTTGTTAAATAGATTATTTAAGTTTGAAGTTACACCTGATATATTAAATGATTATCATAAATTGATTAGTTTTTTAAAGACTAATTTAAATGAAGAAGATTATAAAAATGTTATAAGTAAGTATTTAAGAATATTAGACTTAACTAGAGCAGATATACCAAATGATCTACAACAATTTTGGATTGATAATCAGGAAAGATTACAATTAACAGGAAAATATCTCCCAGATAATTCAAATTTATTACAATACAAGAAATGATTAAGTTAATTGATATATTGAATGAAATTGGTGACGCGTCAATGGCTGTACCTTATACTCACACAGACTCCGGAAAGAGTAAATATGAAACTGTTGAAAAATATGAGTTTAATATAGGAGAAGATACGTATGTAGTAAGTATGTTTATAAGTGATATAGATATAGATTTAGATTCTAAGAAAGATTATAAGAAGGGAAATACAGGTATGAGTATAATGTTTGGATTAAAAACAGATAAATATCAAGGTGGTGATACTTCAAGAACTAATAAAGGAGTGCAATATCAAGTAATGGCAACTGTAATTAAAATATTAAAAGAATATATAAATCAACATCCTGAATTAGTAGAAATATCTTACGAACCAGTAAAGAAGAATACAGACGATCAAGCAAGAGAAAAATTATATCAAATATATGTTCAAAAAAATCTACCTGATTGGAAATACAAAAAAGATTCTTATGGATACATTTATTTAAACAAACCACCTGAATCTAATAAATCAATTTTTTCAAGATTTTTTAAAAAATAAGAATGATTAAACTAATAGACATATTAAAAGAAGCTATGGCACCTAAAGATAAGATGATTATCATGGCTGGTGGAGCTGGGTCAGGTAAATCTACTTTAATTAATAAAATTAAAAGTTCTGCTCCTGGTTTTGAAATTATAAACCCAGACAAATACGTTGAAGATAAGGACAGTCCTATCTATAATAATTTAATGCAAGCATCAATGCAAGTTGATGATAAAGATGTTCCTGATGCTTTAGCTAATCATAAATCATTTATTTGGGATACTACCGCATCTAATGCTGCTAAATTATTTGGTGGATTATATAGACGCAAAGAAGTACCAGGATTAATAAACCAACACCCAGATTACGATGTAATGATGATTATGGTTTATGCTCATCCTATTGTTTCGTTTTTAAGAAATTTTAAACGTGAACGTAAAGTACCTAAAATGGCTGTATTATCTACTTGGAACTCGGTATATGGTAGTATAGATACGTATAAAGCGAAGTTAGGCGATAATTTTATTATGTATCAAGCTCCTGATGAGGAGTTCGCAAAAGAAATTAGCGGGTTTAATTCGGCCGTTAAAGCGGGTAAATTATATGATTGGTTTAACGATTTAACTGACCAAGATCAAGACGCATTTAAATCAACATTGGGTACTAAATCGACAGAACCATTATCACCTGAAGAGCAAGCTAAAAAAGATAAGGCCAAAGAAAAACAAAGTGAAGTATATAAACAACAAGTAGAACAGATGGAGCGTGAATTTGGTAATATTAATAATAAAATTAAAAATTACGTTTTATCTGAACAAGAAATTATAAGTAAAGTAAAAGCATTCGCACAATAATGAATTTAGGTCAATACATAGCACAGCAATTATTAGAAAACGACCAGTACACCATCGGTGTATTTCCTGGTGCTTTCAAACCACCACATAAAGGTCACTTTAATGTTGTTAAGAAATTAGCAGATATGTGTGATGAGGTTCAAATATTAATTTCCCCTAAAACACGTGAAGGAATTACAAAAGATGAAAGTGTTGCTATATGGGAATTATATAAATCAATATTACCAGGAAACGTTAACTATTTAGTTGCTAATGAAAATCCTGTTAAAGAAACCTATAACTTAATTACATCAAACCCAGAAGCTAAAATTATAGCTGCATTTGGTAAAGATGAATTTACTCGTTTCAATTCTATTCTTTCTAATGAGAAATATAAGAATGCAGAATTATTCAATGCAGGTACGTTCGATAATGTAAATGCTACTAACTTCAGAATTGCAATCAAATCTAAAAAAGAAGATTTAATTCAAAAATACCTACCAGATGGTATCGATGTGAAACAATTCATGGACGCTGCAGGTTACACAATGGGTGACACAGAAAAAGAAGAAATAAAAGAAGGTCAAGAAAACTTGGATTTATTAAAGAAATTCATTAGCTTCACCCTACGTGAGTTGGGAATTGAGGGTGGCGGGGGAAAGATAGTGATAAGTAAGGATACGGAAAAGGCGAGGGAAATGAAGTCGATGGGATTGTATAGTCCGCAGGATGATAAGATATGGGTTTATACGGGTAACCGCAATATGGCTGATATCTGCCGAACTGTTTCTCACGAATTAGTACACTTATCACAAAAACAAAAAGGTCAAAATTTAGATGGAACCACAGGTTCAGATACTGAAAATGAGGCAAATTCTAAAGCAGGACAAATAATGAGAAAATTTGCACAAATTAATCCTATGATATTCGAAGCACAAACACCACAATACAAAATTTATTGCGATATGGATGGTGTTCTTGTTGACTTTGAAGATGGGTATGAGCAATTAACTGGTAAAAATATTAAAGGAAATCACGTTAAGGGTGATAAAGATTTTTGGGCACCTATTTCTAAAGCAGGTGAGTCATTTTGGACTGGGTTAAATTGGATGAGCGATGGAGTACAATTATGGGAATATATTAAAAGATATAATCCTAAATTACTTTCAGCTCCTTCAAGAGAAGAATCATCTAAAACCGGTAAAATAAAATGGGTAGAACAAAATATACCCGGTACACCATTATTACTTAAATCAGCGGAATTAAAACAATTATATGCATCATCTAATTCAATATTAATTGATGATAGAGCGGATAATATTCAACGATGGAATGAAGCGGGAGGTATTGGTATTTTACATACCTCAGCTGCCGATTCAATCCAACAACTAAAAGATCTAGGTTTATGATAGGTAACGAAAGCGTTTTGAAAAAAGAGTTCCGAGAAAGAGATGTACAAAGAGTAAGAAATATAGTAAATAAAAAGTACGGCGATAAAATCGCAACTCAAGTAGGTTATACTAAAGAAAATATCGACTATAAAGAAGGTGATATTTGGGATGAAAATGGTAAGCAATGGACCATAAAGAATGGCATTAAAATGACCATATCTAAATTAGATTTAGTTAAAAAAGCTTTACAAATTCCACTAACATGCCCCAAATGCGGCAA